GTTTTCATTACGCTGTTCCTTTCGTTATGAACAACTTGTCCGCCGCTATTGCTTTGCCAAATACGTTATTGCCGCCGAGCACTAGATTGCCGTTTGCAGAGTCATAACCATACGGCGCACCAATAGATAAACCCGATTGACTTTCATTCACACCACTAACCACAGTAACTTTTCCTGTCGCTCCGCTAGATATTGCCGCCGCTGCGACACCTATAAAATCAGGAGCAGCAGTGTTTATAATCCTTGATTCTGCTGACACTGAACCTGACGCTGTATTGTTAGTGGCGTTAAAAATTACCATCTTATCATTTGTTGTATCGTAGGCACCGGTAATTGTTCTTACATTATCTCCATAAGTGTTTGCCCCAACGATTGTAACGGGTACTCCAATGCCACAAGCCGTTCCAGCAACAAATACTGGCGTCATAGTTAAACTGCCGCTATCAGTAATAATAAATACACGCCCCGTATCTGGATCATATACAGGAAAGCGAGCAACATTAACGGTAGAAGCATCAGTTGCGGCAGTTCCAATAGATGGCGTTGTTCCAGAGATGCTGCAAACAACCGCCTTACGAGTGGTTGCAAAATAAGTTAATAAGACTTTGTTAACGCTGCCGCCGACAAATACACCCTTTAATGTATTGGCTATAATAGTACCTTCTACCGCAACAGGTGTGCTAAAACTTATACTTGTACCGCTTACCGTTCCTACAGCTACGTGGGGTGAGGCTGCGGCTGCAGAAAGGTACAAAACTTTATTAGCATTGCTGTCAAACACCATCCCGCCTGTACCTTGAGTTGGCTGGGCATGAGCAACTTGGACGGCTAATGCTTCTGAACCAACAGACAAACTATTTCCGCTTACACTAACTACACTAGCATAACCATAATATGTACTACTATGATAGTTTCTATAGCCAACAACCGCCTTTCCTGCATTACTATCAAAACAACAATTTCCATTATCGCAATAATTACTGCCACCGGAAATAAGCGAATTTACACTGCCCCAAGAAGTGGTTGTTCCACTTACCGTTCCAACATATCCAGAAAGAGTGCCACCTCCAAAAGTAAATAAGAGTAGTTTATTTGCGGCATCGTCATAAACAGAGCAAATTTCACTATAATTAACAGATGCTATAACAACAGGTGTGCCAAAACTTATACTTGTGCCGCTTACAGTACCTACTACCGCACAAGGGTAACCGTTTGTATTTGTTCTTTCGTAGGTAACAAGAACTTTACCCGTGTCTGGGTCAAAACTAGCAAAGGTATCAAATACCCTGCCTGCCGTATCTACATTTGTAGCCGAATAATAAGAAGACTGCATAACCGACACAGTGCCGTTTGTATTAAGGCCAACTATAGCACCATTTCCTACAGCGCCAGAAGCAACAAATTCCTGCTCACCTCCACCTGATGCGGCTACAAATGACAAGTCGGTGCCATCGCTAGTAAGAACTGTTCCTGCAGCGCCTTTTGCTAAAGCAGATGACACACCAGAGCTATTACCAACATCAATAGAACCTCGCGTCAGAGCGCGTGTAACGGTGCCTGTAGCTGTTATAGCACCGCCAGCCGCCACATCACCTGTAGCAGTCAAATTGCGAATAGCTGTAACATCTTTATTGGCATCTGCTGTAAGAACTTTATTAGCCTCAGTTGTACCGTTAGCCGAACTTTTGTCGTTAAGATTTAACTCAGCAACAGACGCATCAATACCTGATATTAACCCTGCAGATTTAGAACCAATGTATCCAGCCATTAAGCTTCTCCGGTTTAAGTGATTTCAAGCACAGACAATATAGCGTCTAAGCTAGTAGCTGCGCTAGACTTGACGTATAGTTTATCTGCTGCTTCTAATATAATTTTGCCGTCTAGCACAGATAAAGAACTTGCTGCAGGTATCGGAACATCTTTTACAATATGGTAGTCAACATTTGATCCGCCACGTTCTATGTACACACTAGCAGTAATTTGAGTTCCCAGTAAGTTAGAAAGATTTATTCCTACTGCAACCGTTTGTGTGCTACCTGCTACCGTTACAAGAAGAACTTCAGATGTTCCGGCTTGTCTAGCCATGTAGCTTTTAAATATATTAGCCATGCTATGTTATCCTAATGCTATTGCTAAAGCAGCTGCAGTGCCAGCGGGGTCTACTTGTAGGTTTGTTTGTGCAGCACCAACAGTTGACGCCCCAGTGCCGCCGTCAGCTATGGCTAAGTCTGTTATACCTGTTATAGACCCGCCATCTATGTTTACATTGGTAGCAGCTTGTAAGGCCATTGTATTTAATTCAAGTGTGGTTCTAGCTGCTGCTGCATTTGCGTCATCAACTAATGTGCCACCAAAAGTAGAGATAGCAGATGTCTCAACTTTATTATCATTAAGATTAGTAAAGTTAGCATCTACTTCTGCGTTTGTTAGCGGTGATCCTTTACCGGATCGTGTTACAATGGTTGCCATTAATTACCTCACGAAGCTGCTAACGTAACTGTCCAAGTGACTTGAAGAGTATCACCAGAACCTTTGTTTACTACTGAAAACACTGTGCGGCACAACATAGTGCCAGACGAAGAAGCATTAAATATACCCGCTTCAGTAACTGCCCCAGTGCCTGCGCCAGCACCAAACTGTGCTATATATATTATGCTTTCATTATTAGAACCGCTACGAGTTGCGCTAGTAAAAGCAACGCGACTACCTAGTTGGCTTCCTAAAGCAGTATCACCCGCTGCTGCAGCTGACGATCCGCTACCTAACGCCATATGGCTCATAACTCCAGCCGATGCAGCTGTCATGCGACTAGTTATGTGACCAATGCCTGTATTCACAATAAGGTTTTTTATATTGCGTTCTTCTTTAATGTTTCCTTTGCTATCTGTTAAAACCAGTTTTAGTTTGCCAGACAGTGTTAGGTTTTCTTTTGTGTTCATCGTTGTACCCCTTAGAAGGTTCTTGCAATTCCTACATAATCCCCCGCAAAGTAGTCAGGGCTACAATAGTCCTGTATCACTATACTACCCGTGTCCGATAGCCCTAAATTTTCTACTGCTATAGACTTTTCTACAGCCAGCAGCTGTGAATCAGTCCATGCTGCAGTATTTATTACAACTTTATCAAACTCAGTAAACAGATTTAATGCAACTTGGTCACTTATTATTATACTATTTGCTATTGGCTTACCAAAAAGTAGTATTGGTTGTACGGTTGCAGTATAATTTTCAGGGCAATAGTCTTCTAAAAAATATAAACTTCCATCTTCAATGTTAACCTTGTCTGTAAACCCTTTTGCCTGTTGGCCAACAAAAACATCACTGAATGTGGCAGTATCGGAAAGCCCCTTGTTTAGTATAGGTGCTGCTACATCTTGAATAGTAATTGAGTCAGATATATTAGGTTTTGTTAAAAATAATGTTGTAAGAGATTGTAATGAAACATTGTCTTGCAAAAATTTAAGGCTTACAAAAAACCCTATTTGTGTACGTATTTTAAATGAACTTGCTACAACAGAAGCTTTAAACGCAGTAGTTTGAACAGCAAGGCTGTTTGCTGAACTTGTTACTCTTGCCCTAAGTTTCTGGGGTAGTGTTTTTAATTTCATGCAAAGTCTTCTCGCAATCTAAATTGCAAGGTGTCATACACAGTCTGCCTAGTTCCATCGGACAATACTACTTCTATTTCTCCTTCATAATCCCCAGCAGCGCGATTAGCAAGATCGCTAGCTTGCCATTGTAATGTAGCAACTCCATTTGCCGCATCAGTTACAGCAGCAGCCCTAGTAAATAAATTAGTAGTAGTGTCTACCGCACGAAAATGAAGAGAAACTGTAGAACCTGTTAGGTTTTGTGCAGCGCCTGTAGCATTATCAGTAATTGTAAACTGTAACTGAGGGCCGGTGTCATCACTTACTAAGTCTATACGTTGAGTAGATAATCGGGGGTCCATAGCAAACTCCTAAGCAAAAGGCCGCATTTTTACATGCATATTAGCTCGCATTGTACCAAGGTTAGCATTTGCTCTATATTGAGCTACACAAGACCTAAATTGTTTAGCGTGATACGCAGCTAGTTCATTATTAGTCCAATTTACATTTGGTAAAATTAATAAATTTTCTAATGTTCTATGGACAATAACATCTTCAAGCTCATTCATAACATCCTCATCCATATCTTCGGAATCTCTACTAGGTTTTAAAGCATATAACATACGCAAAGTATAAGTAACCGCTGCATCGGGTGCAGGCAAAACTATAAATTTATTGGGTGTTAGTTGGGTAAAACATAAAGGTTGGGAACCGTATAAAGCTATATCAGCAGCAGTAGTAGATTTACGCGCCCAATTAGGATACCTACGAGTAGCTTGGCCAAGTGTTAAAGCATCTATAGGCTGATCATTTATAGAAGCATACATCACATTCTGTATTACTGCTTCAGACGGTTTAGAGTAAGTATATTCGTATGTACCTGCAGTTAAAGCATACGTTGGCTGTTCATATCGCCATGCTAACGTGCGTTCACAAGTAGTTATAGCAGCTGTGCGTATGTATTGTTCTAGCATTGGCAAAGAACATCCCGGTACACTTGGGTTTACTCTTGCTGCTAAAGAAGTATATGAACGAGATGCCATTATATAACCTGCTGCTGTAGCCTTGGATTAATAGAAGATATACCAGCTTGTTCCGTATCTGTTAATACTCTACTCGACAGACCGGAACCTAAAGCTTGGGTAAACGATTCTAAAAATAATTTAGCTCGTCCAGAGTTTACATGCTCGTCATCTATAGACTCAGCTAAAAATACAGTCCCGTCTACTAATACTGGTAAATACGCATCTGGTAACACAGAAATAGTAGCTCCTGCTGCGTAATTTGATGGAACTTGTATGTATTCTCCTACCAACACAATATTAGCGATAGGACGAGGGTAGAGAAAATATTTATTTGGGTGTCGAACATGCCTCATATAGTTATACGGCGTACCAGCTTGATCTGTCACCCAAGCAGGGTATGATTGGTCTAAAGATTCTCTGTTTACTTCGGTAAGTACACTACCATTTTTTACTGAATATAATTCTACAAGCCTATATGAATCACTTGGTAATGTTTGAGCTACAGTATTAGCAACAGTAGAAATATCTACAATAACAGAAAACAAATCTGGGCGCAAAATAAGCACACGCTTAATAGTCTGATTTATAAAACCTAACAATTCCGCATCAGTGTAACGATACGAACTAGCAGTAGTATCTTGAATTAACTCGCGTACGTCAGCTATTACGTCATTAGGTGTCATTCAGGCAACCCTCTAGATGCTTCAGCCGCTAGCTCGGGCGGTGTTTCTTTTTGCTTGTATACAGGTTTTTCTTTAGGAACAAACTTCTTTATTCTTTTTTTAGGAAACCTGTCAGGAAAAGCTTCTTCTTCAGTTACTTCTTCTACTAACGGATTTTGGGCTATATATTCATCCCAGCCATATATAAACCCATCGTTTATATTTCTTAGCCACCGCTGTTTCATGCTATGTCCTTTTTCTACCGCTAGCTGTTGTAGACCAATTTACACGTTTAGACCCAGTTTTTTTACTGGCTTCTTGTTTTGATATTTTATTTGCAACGGCTTTAGGTCGGCAGGCAGGATAGGGGCGAGTAGATGTTTGGGCATCTTTTCTACCGCAAGGTTTACCGGTTTTTACATCAACCCATTTTTCAGCAAACCATTTTCCTAATCCCTCCTTAGCCATTACTTTTAACTTACCTTGTTATTAGCGCCGGACCATGTACCGCCGTCTTTTTTGTACTGTTTTGCAGCCCAAGCATTTGCATAAGCCGATGGATACACTTTAAATTTTCTTTTAGCTTGAGCTATTTTTGACGCCCAAAGTTTAGGATTGTTTGGTTTTGATTTACCTTTAGCCATTACACCTCACCATTTTTTACAAGACCAATAACGCGCACTTAATTTAGAAGGAGGACTACTATCACATCTATGACGCGCTCTAAAACTTTTTCTACGATTAGGTTGATCTTTCTTGATAGTCATATTGGCATCGCCAAATCTAATGATGCGCTCTTGCCCACCATCACAAGCTTTGACTACAAACTTTTTGCCGCCGCTAACCTGTCGTTTAGGTTTGTTACACGGCATACTGTCTTTTGTAGCGCGTTTAGCCATTAGGAGGATACCCCTTTTATAACTACAAAATTAAGCACTATAGCTTGTGATAACGATCCACCGCTTACATTTAAAACGCTAATGCTACAACTACCGGCAGCTACAGCACCCACAGTAAGTTGATACCCACCTGCCGTACCCACACTAGCAACATTAACAATTACAACATCAGTTGCTGCAATAAAACTATTAGTAAATGTAAAAGCAGCCGTAGCATCATCTGCTAAAGCAGCATTATTCATAGTAATCTGACCACTTTTTGCGTTTAATGTTACGCCTGTGGTTTTGCTACTAGACTGCGTAACGGTTCCGCCGCCGCTGGAATATCCTAGTTTTCCGGTAGCA